CCAAGAGGCTGCTTGGAATGAGGCACTCAACTGTTCAGTTTCTGGACAAATGGTGTCGTGTTCCTAGTTCATGGTCATCTTTTGATGCAGAAGAATTAAATGCTGAAATTAAAGAGGCTTTGAGTTAATGGAGTTGTCAGGCTGACGTCTTGAAAGGAGAGTGAAATGTATAGAATCAGGTTTGAGCCAACTGGAGGCTTCTGGATTATTGAGATTCAGGAGGGCTGGTTGTATCAATGGTGCAAGGTCATGGACAAGAGCGGCGAAGATGGCGCTCTTATGGTCAGGGCATTTGGCACCTTGCAACTGGCAGAGCAGTACGCCGAATCCGTCGGCCTACCACGAGCCTACGACCGCAAGAGCACCCGGGGCTTGTGGTCGGCCATCGAGTCAGGTCAGCTAAACTACGCCATCCCGAAGGGATATAAGCTGGTGGAGGAACAATGAAAACCATTACGACCGCTATAACAGTACTCCCTGCCGGGGAGGACATTCTTTCTGAGATGGCAATAATGGTCAGACCTGTTGCACGCAGCGCACGCGGCGTGGAACGCGCTGGCTATTCTTGAACTCAAGCTGCGCAGGTGCGAAGGATGATGTGTCCTGTTTGTCGCGGAGACTCGAAAGTGATTGACACGCGCAGCACGACCCGGACGCGGCAGTGCAAGACCTGCGGTGTTAGATGGAAAACGCATGAGGCTGTGATTGAAGGCAGCGTGGTTAAGCCTGGCACGCCGAAAAAACGCGCCCGGTATCAACCTGCGGATCGGTATGTGCAAGAAGTCGAGCAGCCTACCAACTGGCTGTTCCCCGTTAGATATTCTTAACCAGAAAGGAAACGAATGAGCTTACTCTCTTACAACGAACTGTGCGAGCTTGTCGAACAAGGCGTTATTCGCGATGTCACTGGCGACCAGATCAACGGTGCATCCATTGACGTGCGCCTGGGTAATACCATCATCGTTGAAACGTGCGGCGACCTGAATAAGAAGCAGTGTGTCGATATTCAGGCGCGCACGAATTTCCCACAGAAGGTGGTGGAAATTGGTAACGAGTACCACCTTGCACCTGGCGAGTTCATCCTCGCACACACGATGGAAAAATTTTACCTGCCAGACGATATTGTTGCTGAGTTCAAACTTAAATCGAGTGGGGCGCGATCTGGTCTGGATAACGCACTTGCAACGTGGTGCGACCAAAATTGGCACGATAGCGTATTAACTCTGGAGCTTCGTAATAATTTGCGCCACACGCATATTATTCTGCGCCCCGGTATGTTCATCGGTCAGATGGTGTTTTACCGCACCGAGCCTGTGCCGCACGAGAGGTCGTATGCGGTGCGAGGTCGGTATAACAAGGACTCAAGCGTGCAGCAGGTGAAACTATGACTCCCCCACGAGGGCGGGTGGTGACAGAGGCGCACCACAAAGCGCGTCGCAGCGACCCTCTGCGCGAGATACCCGTAGAGGAGCTAGCCCTGCAAGGGCAGCGATGCCTTGAGCTATGGCGGTGTGTGTTTATGTTGGCGGTATCGGATGCCAAGCAGGGTAACGCGGCTGCGCAACGGTGGATAACCTCTAAAGACACAGGCCCGGCGACATTTATATGGTGCTGCGACCTGTTTAACGTATCCCCTGCGCAGGTTAAGCGCGCGATTGCCCGGAGAATGGAGGAACTCGATGACACCAGAAGGAAAAGTGAAGGAGCGCGTCAAGAAGCTCCTGAAAAAATACGGCGTGTACCACCACTGGCCAGTGCTAAACGGAATGGGCGCCCCGACCCTGGACTGCGTACTCTGCCACCACGGGCGGTTCGCAGCAATAGAAACAAAGGCGGGGGATAAGCGCCCTACCCCACGGCAGGAGGTGACAATGGAGGCGATGGCCGCAGCGGGGGGTAAGACATTTCTCGTCAATGATGTAACGGGCCTCAATGAGTTAGAGGCGTGGCTAAAGGAGGTCGGACATGCCGACAATAATCACGATTGACTTCGAGACGTACTACGACAGGGAGTACTCGCTAAGCAAGCTGACCACAGAACGGTATATCCGCGACAGTCGATATGAAACCATCGGGGTTGCGGTGCAGGTCGGGGACGCTGGGGTAGTTTGGCACCCGAAGCCCGACGTTCGAGATGCACTTGCGGCTATTAACTGGGAGGATGCCCTGGTGGTGGCGCAGAATACGATGTTTGACGGCGCTATTATGAAGTGGCACTACGGCATCGACCCGCTGGCGTGGATAGATATTATGGGGATGTCGCGGGCGCTGTTTCCGCACGACAAATCCCACTCCCTTGCGTCGCAGTCGGCCCGTCACCACGTTGGGGTGAAGGGGGAGGAAGTTGTAAACGCACTCGGGAAGCGGTACGCGGACTTCACCACGGCGGAGCTTGCGCGGTATGGGGCGTACTGCATCAACGACGTGGCGCTTACCCGCACGTTATTCGACAAGTACATGCGCATGGGGTTCCCGAAACAGGAGTTGAAACTCATCGACCTGACCCTGCGTATGTTCATCGACGCCGCTCTGGAGCTGGATTCCCCCCTATTGCAATTACATTTACGCGATGTACAAGAGCGCAAGGCACAGCTTCTGGACAGGGTGCAGGATTTGCTGGCGGAGCAAGGGATACCGGCGAAAAATAAAATGCAAAAGGCACTTATGTCAAACGAGCGGTTCGCTGCCCTACTCCGGGTGTTCGACGTGGAACCCCCGATGAAAGTGAGCCCGACGACCGGGAAAGAAACCTACGCATTTGCGAAGACCGATGAAGCGTTCCTTGCCTTGCAGGAGCATGAGCGGGAAGAAGTGCAGGCACTGGTGAGTAGCCGGCTTGGAGTCAAGAGTACTATCGAGGAGACTCGGACGGCACGGTTCATTGACATGGCTACTCGTGGCCCGCTCCCGGTCCCATTGCAGTATTACGGCGCTGCGACAGGACGTTGGAGCGGGAAGGATTCCGTGAATCTGCAAAACCTTCCTTCGCGGGGGGTAGGTGGGAAGAAGTTAAAGCAGTCCATTCGCGCCCCGGAAGGATACCTACTTGTTGACTGCGACTCATCGCAAATCGAAGCGCGGGTACTTGCGTGGCTGGCCGGGCAGCATGACCTTGTAGAGGCGTTCGCGAAGAACAACGAGGAGAAACTGGCTGGTGTGCCCCCTGCCCAGCACCAGCATGACGTGTATAAACTCATGGCTACAAAGGTGTATGGGGTGCCTATGTCGCAGGTGGACAAGACTATGCGGCAGGTGGGGAAGACCGTAATTCTGGGCGCGGGTTACGGTGTCGGGCACGTAAAGTTGCAAACGTTCCTCAAGACACAGGCGGGGGTGTTTGTCGAAACCTCAGAAGCCAAGCGCATCATCGACGTATATCGCAGCGCGAATTACGCCATCAAGAACCTATGGAAGTCAGCTGAACGGGCGCTGGAAGCGCTACTCTATGCGCAGCCCATGCAGGTAGATACCGTAGGGGTTGTGCGGGTAGCGCCCGGACGAGGGCTGACGCTACCTAATGGGTTGTCTATCCAGTTCCCTGACCTTCGACGGACGGAGAATGGGTTCGCCTATACGTCCCGTGGGGAGTCCGTACATATTTATGGGGGTAAGGTAGTCGAGAACTTTACTCAGGCCATAGCACGTTGTGTGGTTGCGGAGCAGGCACTGCGGGTTGCGAAACGGTACCCGGTCAAGCTCATGGTGCATGACTCTGTAGTGGCTTTGGTGCCGGAGGATACGGCAGAAGACGCCCGGCAGTACATCGAGGAGTGCATGCGGTTGGTACCGAAGTGGGCGGAGGGGCTCCCACTAGCGTGCGAAGCGGAAATTGGTAAGACCTATGGCGGGTGATATACTTAGTACCTAACAAACCCACTAAGGACTTATATGACCCCCAAGCTACCAACGTCGTTCTCGTACTCGGGCATCAAGGATTTTGAAGGGTGCCAGCGGAGGTTTTACTTCGTCAAAGTCGAGAAGAAATATACTTCGGCGGCAACCGCAGCCACCACATACGGGACACAAGCACACGAAGCATTTGAGGTGTATGTCCGTGACGGTACCCCACTCGACCCCCGGTTCGCACAGTTCGAGCCCCTCATCGCGCCGTTGGCGGCGATGGAAGGGGAGAAGTTCTGCGAGCTGGAGATGGGGCTGGCAAAAGACTTCACCCCTCGTAAGTTCGACGCCGCCGATGTCTGGCTGCGGGGGATTGCCGATTACGTATGCCTGAACCGGCAGAAGAAAACCGCCTATGTAGTGGATTACAAGACGGGGAAGTCCGCGCGGTTTGCAGACGTTGGGCAGTTAGAGCTTATGGCTGCAATGGTTATGAAGCACGCGCCCGGTATCGACAAGGTGAAAGCCGGGCTACTGTTTGTGATTGCGGACGAGTTCATCAAGGCAACATTCACCCGCGAGCAGCTACCTGACATCCTATCAAAGTGGGCGGGTAAAATCGGCGCGATTGAGTCCGCATGGGATGCCGGTGTGTGGAATGCGTGCCCCAGCGGGTTGTGCCGGTTCTGCCCTGTGGCGAGTGCGGATTGCGAACACCGAAAGGAGTAGCCATGCCATCCAGTAAAAACTACGTGCGGGATTACACACAAGAGTACAAGACCGCTAAGTCCCGTGGGGAGAACGCCGGCAACGCGCAGCGCAAGCGGGCGCGGTATGCAGCGGAGAAGTCCGGGCTGGTGCGTAAAGGTGACGGGAAGGACCTCGACCATAAACGCGCTATCAGTAAGGGCGGCTCGAACGCTAAAAGTAACTTACGCGTGGCGTCCCCCCACGACAACCGCAGTTTCCCCCGCAACAAAGACGGAAGTATGAAGCGCAACACTTGAGAAGTATTGCACCACCGGAACACCCGCCCCTTCGGGGCCTTCACGCGAACACTTACGGAGCCACTATGGAAATCATCAACGGAAAGGCGTTGCAGCTTGTCACGCGCCACTATGAGCAGATACACGCCCTAATACCAAAGAGCAAAGTCCTGGAAGTGCGAGGGGACAAAGCGAAGGTACTCGTGCACTGGGGCGATGCCGAAGCGCAAATACTGCGCAACCTGGGGGTGAAGGATGTCCCCCACCCAATACTTAAAGACTATGACTGGCCGGGGATGCACACGCCGTTCTCGCACCAGCGGGACACTGCGGCGTTTCTTGCGACCAACCCGCGATGTTTCTGCTTATCAGAGGCGGGCACGGGCAAGACCAATGCAGCGATATGGGCGGCAGACTACCTCATGTCTAAGGGGAAGGTGTCGAAGGTACTTGTTGTGTGCCCTGTGTCAATTATGGACACCGCATGGCGGGCGGATTTGTTCCGGACTACCATGCACAGGTCAGTGGGTATTGCTACCGGGTCTCGCCAGCGGCGCATTGACGTGATAGAGAGTGTATACGACTTCACCATCATCAACTTCGACGGGGTGAAGGTGGTTACAAGCGCCCTACGCGCAGCTAAGTACGACCTCATCATCGTGGATGAAGCGAACTTCATCAAGAACGTGTCATCAGGGCGGTGGCAAGCGATCAAGTCTATCATCCGCGCTAACACCCGCTTGTGGTTAATGACAGGTACGCCAGCATCCCAATCGCCAGAAGACGCTTATGGTCTAGCGAGGCTTGTTAATCCATCTGCGGTACCAGCGTACTTCAACGCTTTCCGCGATGAGGTTATGGTGAAGGTGTCCCAATATACGTACAAACCCCGTGCGGGGGCTATGGACACTGTATATAAAGCGCTCCAGCCTGCCATCCGGTTCACCAAAGAACAGTGCCTCGACCTGCCCGGCATAACATACACGGCCCGCGATATTGCACTCACCAAGCAGCAGAAGCACTATTACGAGGAGATTCGCAAGCGCATGGTGGCGACGGCAGCGGGGTCAGAGATTACCGCGCTTAACGCCGCCGGGCTCCTGAACAAGCTACTGCAAGTATCTACAGGTGCAGCATACACGACCGACGGGGGCTCTGTAGAGTTTGACATATCCCATCGATATGACGAGCTACGCAGCGTTATTGATGGCACTGCGCATAAAGTGATTGTGTTTGCTCCGTTCCGCCACACCATCTCCCGGCTTGAGCAAGACTTGATACGCGATGGGTACACTGTAGGGGTACTGCATGGCGGGGTTGCCGCTGGAGTCCGCGCGGATGTAGTCAAAGCGTTCCAGACGCAGGACTCCCCACGGGTGATACTGGCGCAGCCTGCGGCGGTCGCGCATGGACTGACGCTCACCCGTGCGGATACTGTAGTGTGGTGGGGGCCGGTACCATCGACAGAGCTGTACCTACAAGGGAACGCTCGTGCATATCGGGCAGGACAGGCAAACAAAGTCACGGTCGTGCGGCTCCAAGGAAGTCCCGTGGAGAAGCGCATGTACGACATGCTCGATAAGAAGATTGACCTACACACGTCCTTTGTAGATTTATTTCAACAAGAAATCGCTTGACAACGTAAATTGCCTGTGTAGAATGTAGACATAGGTTGCATAACCTATACCAATAAACACCTCAAGGAGCCCATGATGACTACGGAACCCATTGATGCTGACCGCATTGTAAAAGCCTATGTAAAACTCCGTGATGCCAAAGCGCAGATTATGCGCGACGCGGAGGAGAAAGCCGCAGACCTGCAAGACAAGCTGAACCAGCTTGAGCGGGTTATGTTAGACCTGTGCGAATCCACAGGGCAGGATGGGGGCAAGACCGCCCACGGGACGTTTACCCGCACGGTTAAGACGCGGTACGAGTCTACGAATTGGGCGCAGATGTACGAATTCATCCGTGCTCACGACATGCCTGAGCTGCTGGAGCAGCGCATCCATCAGACCAATATGAAACAGTTTTTGCAGGAGCATCCCGGAGTACTGCCCGAAGGGATGAACGTCAACTCCCGCTACGCTATCACGGTTCGCCGTGCTAGTAAGTAACCCTGGCAGTCCCCCAACCACAAGGAGCCCTATTATGGCTAATGAAATCACGCTGTTCCAATCTGGCAATGTTATCCCCGACTACCTGCGCGACGTTGACGACTTCACCAAACGTATTTCGGCCCCGGCCTCTGCGGTAAAGGCTATCTCCATCGAAGGTGGGGTGTGGCGGCTCATGGACGGTAGTAACGAAATCGCTCGAAACGAGGAGCGCTCCATGCAGTTCGTGGTGGTTAACGTGGCGGAGCATATCGCCAGGACGTATTACACCGGCACCTACGTTAAGGGGGTTTCCACCTCCCCGACGTGCTGGTCTGCTGACGGTAAAACCCCCGACCCGTCGGTGGTGAATCCGCAGCACCCGTCGTGCAAAGGCTGCTCGCAAGACATCGCTGGCTCCGGGCATGGGGAGTCTCGTGCGTGCCGGTTCAGCCGGCGTATCGCAGTAGTGTTGCCTGGCGACATCGGCGGGCAGGTGTCTCGTTTGCAGCTTCCTGCGAAGTCCATGTTCGGCAAGGGGGAGGGCGACAAGATGCCGTTCAACGCATACGCCGCGTTCCTTGCGGGGCATGGGGTTCCTATGTCCGGTGTTGTTACCGAAGCCCGGTTCGACACGTCGCAGGCTGTACCTGTGCTCACGTTCAAAGCAATTCGTCCGCTGACTCGGGAGGAGGTGCAGGCAGCCCGTGAGCAGTCCGCGTCTCAGGATGCTGCGGTTGCAGTCGAGTTCAAGCTCTCCCCCAAAGAGGCTAAAGCAACGGCGCCAGCCGCGCTTCCTCCGACGTTCACCGAAGAAACCGTGGCAGAGGTGAAAGAGCCGGTGAAGCGTACCACCAAGAAACCGCCGCAAGAAGTCGCTAAGTCTGTGGCGGAGATTGTGGACGACTGGGGGTCTGACGATGAGTAAATACACTCCTCGCGGGTTTTCGTACAACATGGTTATGGCCATCAATAACGCTGACCAGAACCTGATTGGGGTGAAGCTCGGGCAGCATTGCGTCAAGCACAACGTCAGCATCCTCACTATGGCGGCGAAGCTGGGGGTGTCTCGCGCGATGGTGTACAAGTGGGTGACAGGCGAGAGTCACCCTGGGCCGGCGTTCCAGCAGAAAATCGACAACGTACTTGCAGCGGGGGAGTAGCCTCGCGTATAGTGCAACGGGGCTTGGGAGGGCTGATCTCCCTCCGACGCAGCGATTCACGGGTCGCCGCCCCATACCCTACCCGTGTTATTCCGCCGTGAGGATACCGTGCCCCTACAATTTCTACGCACAATTCTGCCCGACTCCGGCAATTACTGCGTTGTCGGCATAAACAAGTCCGTAGTCACTACGAAGTTTGTACAAGATACTGGCGCCCTTCTGGCGGTAGCGGAAGCCGCTGGGGAAGGTACGGACATATATTTTGCATTGGCCACATACGGTACCCCATCCGACGGGCGTAAAGCCGCCAATGCGGTGCAGTTGCGCAGCTTATTCATTGACCTCGACTGCGGTGATGGGAAGCCGTACCCCACCATACCTGATGCTAGTGCAGCGTTGAAAGCGTTTGTCTGTGCGCACTCCCTGCCGCGCCCGTATGTTGTGGTCTCTGGGGGCGGCCTGCACGCATACTGGCCGTTCGAT